CCTGTTGCTTTGTAGTGGTCTTTAAAGAGCTTGACGATTTTAACAGCCTCCCCGATCTTAAAAGAGTGCCCGTGTTTCCGGCTGGTAATCTTGACCATATCGCCTTCTTTGAAATTCATAACCTTTCCTCCTTTGCTTTTGATGTTGGGGAGTATAGACGCCTCCCCGGTGCGTGTCAACATTTATTTCCGTAGGAAATTAGTGACAGTCAGCCCAATTGCTGCCAAGAATATAGCCTGCTGTAAGGTCCACATTCATGCCGAAGTCCTTACCAACCTCTGCAACTGCTTCTGCTGCGAGCTGGCCAGCATGGCAGTAGCCCATAAAGAAACCACCCTTCGGTGACTCTTTAATATCGCTCCAAATCCGGCCAACAGTGCTCTCCACATCCTTGAACGCCTGCACTTCTTCCTTGGTCTGCTTGCGGTAAAACTTCACGCTCTTCCTGCTAACCTCGACCTGTGCCTCGTCGTGGTATGCAATCAATTGCTGACACCATTCCCGCCCATCCAGACTGTCTTTAAAGAAGTCCACCAACAAGCCTGCAGCTTTCAATTTACGGTCATGCAACACCATGGCCCGCTTAGCGCAGATCACCCCTGAACTCTGAAACTTACTGTTCAGGATCGCATGTGCGGATCGCGTAGGAACAAGGCGGTTATCAATGCCCACGATCTTCTTCCGGCTGTACAGCTCCCACTCGCTTTGAAGTGCCTCTTTCAAGTGCTTGAGGGGTGATGCAGCCTCCCAGAAAGCGTCAAAAACAAGATTACCCGTTGCCAAGTCACTGCCAATGGTCTTTGCTACTTTGCCTGCCTGCGCCCCGTAGGTACAGTTGCCGGTTATGCCAATGAAGGCACCCTGCCGCATGATGAACGTCTGGTTCTCAGTTGAGATACAGAATACATCCTTGTTACCTGCATCACTTTGAACCATCCGCTGAGTCCCAATAAAATTAGAACTCTTCTCGGTGATTGTGTAGCACCGAGAATCTACACCCTTCCGGCTAACTCCACAGTTCATACCCAGCAGAAACATACATAGGCGGATAGCATCGAATATCTCTCCATCATTCTGACTAATTGCCTCCCGACCAGCCAATAGCTTATGACCATCGGCCAGAAAGAAAGCATTGTAGAATGCTGCCAANGATTCTTGACCCATCTGCATTACCAATGCACACCAGTCCACTGNATGCTTCTGTTCACGCCCGACCCACTTATCCAACATGGCCCGCAGCCAAGCACTTTTCAAGTGGAATATGTGCATAGTCCCCCGTACCGCCTCTGTGTACTCTGCCCCAACCTGCACCAGACAATCTCTCAGCTCCGCTACAAACTTCTTGGAGTCCTGTGCAATGGAACCTACAACACCCTGCAATCGCCCGTGTGAGGACGATGTACGCAATGTTGGTTCGCTCCACTTAAAATACCCGTCACTGGTCAGCCACCCAAAGAACGCTGCAACTTCTGGCGGCACTGTTCCTTCAATAGCCTCGCGTGGTGCTGAGGCCAGAATACTGTGCTCACCTGTCATGTCAAAAGTGCGGAAGAATAGCTCTTCTTCTCGGCGTGTTTGGCCACGACCTGTCCGACGCTTACCATACCACCGGTGGTCTTCCGTAACCTCGATGCAAAATCCCTTCTGCTTCAATTGGACAATCTCGGCGTCCTTGTAATGCTGGATCGCTTTAACTGTGTCCTCTTCAATAAGGCCAGTAGCAGGATTGTACGACAACACCTTCTGGCCAATGTACAGTTCCGAGTACCCCTTCCAACCATCCAGCGTTAACACTTGGGAATTGTCTACCGGCAAGCAACCGTATTTGACAGATTTGGCTGGCCCTCGCGCAAAGTCTTTGGCGATGATTTCAGAAATCTTCCGGGCCATCATTGAGTGTACATCGTGAGGCTTTTCCATAAGCAACGACTGGCAATACTCCTTAGCTTCGCCTTCCTCGAAGTCCCAGCAAAAGTGTGCTTCTTCACGGGCCTCTAGGCTGTCAAAGTCATAGCCAAGCTGGAAGCAAGTGTCGTCGACACCAAACAGCGCGCGCATCTTCTTACCATACAGTGTAGTTACCCGTGGCACGTTTGCAACTAGCCGGTGCTTCATCCGTGAAGTGGCCGCACCACAAGTATCTGCAGGTGTGGGGATACGTCCATCCGCTCGCACATTCGCTAAGTAACCCTTCGCCGTCTGTTCATCATCGTCATCGTCGAACTCTTCAAATGACATACCACCACCCAGAATTGAATTACGGCGGTGACGGTATGTCAGATACTCCACAATATCGGTTATGTGAGCATACTCTGGATTTTCCTCAATGAAGCGCAACAGGTTTTTACACATCTCTTTTTCTTGCCCTGTCGTGAAGCTAGGGTTTGTTAAAACCTTAATGCCAGATTTGCGTTCACGGCGACGTGTAAACTCTTCCCGTAGGATTCGCTCTGCCTGTGCTGGTCCCAGCTTAACGCGGCTTGGCGTCTTAGCCATACCCCGCAAGTGAGAAACCCGGTCATACATAAACGAGCTTGCAATGGTCTGAGCTATGTAACGCTCGATTGCAGTGTCCAGCTTCTCCGGGCACAGTGCTATCTTCTTGGTGTTGACGGTAATATCTTTTTCTTTGTACTCCAGTGGCACCCAGCCCAAACCAACAAGCCAGTCCTTGATATGCGTCGTATCCCCAACACTAGCAGGCATCGTGGTAATCAGTGGCTCTTGGGGCAGAGGTAATGTGAACTCCTGTCCTTGCCAGATGAACTTGCCATCTTCAATCACAGCCCCCATCTTTACGGCAAACTTCTCAGTGAGGGCGGCCATATCCCCGTTCTGCTTGAACTGCTTCTTTGGGGGGACGCTGTTGTTCTGGACAACCATTGTTGCAGGGCGGTCAGGCAGAATCGCTTCAATTTTTATCCGGCGTTCTTCCATCATTGCGTCCAGCTCTGCAATGTTGGCCTCCGCCAATTCGCTATTGAAAACAAACCCACGATGTTCTTGGCGAACAATCAAGTCAAGGGTAGCTTTTTCAAGCTTGATTGCTGCGTCCCACTTGTGGCCCCAATTATAATCCTGCATCTCGTAATCTAGGGTTTTTGCAACCTGCCGATTCGACTTAACGTCAAAGATGTTGTAATAAAACATATCCGCACCGAAGTGTGCAAAGCGTTTATTCTTTGGCAAGTGGTGACGGAATGCAATCTTATGTACCGGCCCTTGCTGCGACAAGGCATCCAGACTGTTACCACCAAAGCGGTCTGGATTCAGGGTTTTAGCCCTGACAAGTGTGTCGTCAAAGTTAACAGGGGTGTTGCCCCAGTAATCGTTGCCTAGCGGGCAATCCATAGCCATATTACGCTCAATCTCGAACGGAATACCATACACCAGCTTAATGACCAACAAATCGTAGCCGATGATGTTGTGGCCTACAACGGTACTGCCTGCAGGGATGGCGGCAATGAAGCCAGCGAGGTCTGCCAGAGGACGGTGAATGTAGTCCACAGGCTCGTAGCCAGCCTCCAGAGTGTAAGTCTCACCCTCAACTACAGTGTCGATCTGGCTACCGTCGAAGACAAACTTATCGCCGTCATGGAAGCCGTAAAGGTAGGACTTGCCATTATCCATCAGTACATCGACGACAAATGAGTGGAGTTTAAATTCCTTATTGAGCTTGTAAGGGACGGTCGAGTAGTCAATCGTCTCGGAATTCAGGAGGTTGTTGGCCTCTCCGTCAAATACGATGTGCCATGGCTGTCTTTGCTGCATTTTCCTACCTCCAAGAACGGGCGTTAACTTCAAGTACACAGCCTACCCGTAAAGGTAGGCCATGTCAACCGTTATGCTGCATGCTGCTCAGGATGCTTTGTGAGCCAATCATTCAAGTCATGCAGGCAGTGTGTCCGGTTATCGTAGTAGAACTTACCAGCAGAAGGTGCAGTTTGTCCAGTCCAGCGACACTTCGTCATCTTCATCGAGGTGGTATTCCGTTCCAGCTCGCTTTCAGCCTCCTTGTTCCGGGTGAACAGCAAGTTACAAGCTGCAGACTTGAAGATTGAAGAGCTACCTTGGAAATCTTCCTCGAAGATGTCAGCGCCAGTGGAGTTAGCTTGAGCACCGCTTGAGCTTTTACGGACATGGTTGATGTTGATAAATGTCACCTTATGGCTCTTCACCATCCCTTTCATCCACTTCATAAAGGTCGCCTGATCCTCGTTACTCAAACCATCCAGAATATCTTGGAGTGGGTCAAGAATAATTACTTTACACTCACAAGCAATTACCAGATTCATTACCAACTCTTTCAGGCTCGCAATGCCACCATCCCGCTCTTCAATCAAGTGCCAGCGGTGAGTGCCATCCTTGTTATAGAACAGTTCCTCAGCTTGGGCCATCACAGCAGGGCTGTTTAACAGCTCACTTTTGTACTGATCGTCTGCGATCAAGTCAAGCTTCATGCCGATATGTCGAGATAGCATCTTTGTACCATACTGAGCACAATCACTTTCAAGGGACACTACGCCAACCTTATGAGGGCTGTTGAAGACCCAATGGTAGACACACTCGTCTGCGATGGTGCTCTTACCCGTACCGGATGCTGAACCGAGGTTTACAATCACCCCCAGAGGGATACCGCCAGCCATCATGCCCTGAACCTTATGCATGAAGGGTGGCAGAGGAATCTTTGGTACGAGTGCTGCGGCCTTAATCAAGTCCATCAGGCTACCAGAACCTACGATGCCCGATGGCGTGTAAGGCTGAGCCTTGTAGAAGGTCGAAACAAATTCCTTGCTCTTACCTTGTACCAAGTATTGGTTGGGGTCTTTAAGCCCCATTTCCATAATGAACGCCTTGCCTTTAGGGCAAACCTTGGCCACGGCTTCTGCAGCAGCGCGCCCTGCCTCGTCGTTATCCATGCAAATAATAACCCGCTCGAAACGGTTTAGCCAAGCATACTGGTTAAGAACCTGCTTATAGGCACCTGACTCTCCAATTGTCGAAGAGACAACGGCCATGTGTTCGTAACCCTTGCCCACCTGATAGTCTTTCAACATCTGGTAGGCGCTGAGCTGGTCTACCTCACCACCCACAATCAGGACATACTTATCAGCATTATTGCGAAAGCGGTGCTGGCCAAACAGCTCACAATCCCGGCCAGTCTCTCCCAGTGGCTTGCTAAAGTCTTTCGGTGTAATACGCCGCTTGTAGCCTGTCAGGGCATAGTCAATCGTGCAGGGGTAATACTGGGACAGTACCTCCCCGGTCTCTTGGTCAATCTCATGCCGTACACCAAAGTAAGCCGTTACATCTTTCCGCAGGCTACGGTAGCCGCGAGGGTCTGTAGTTGTGCTAGCTTTAAGCTGTTCATGGATTTCATCGTTGAATAGAGCGCCCATATATTCGTATATCTCCTCTTTTATTTCGCCATTTGCTTCTAGCCAATCTTCACTGGGGATTGTAAAAGAACATGCCCAACAATAAGCCCCAAGATAACGATCAGCCGAATCCGTACCGTAAACCATGAGGTTATCCCGGCTACTGTCTTCACCCTTAGCTGCACACTTTGGGCACTGCACCTTACCATGTACAGAAAGGTCAACACCATGCTTTATAAATTTACTTTCCGACACACTGCCTCCTATTCTGTTGTCCAGATTAATTCTGCCGATAATAGCAGAACCCCGTAGTAATGGCTGGCGCAAGTCGCCCAGCGGTCAAAGACACCGAAACCCTCCGGTGTGAGCCAAGGGTCATCCTGCTGGTAGCTGGCAACCTTAATACGGCCATTGCAAACTGCCATCATAAGGATTTTAGAACCCTCTGTGGACCTGTACATGCGTACAGTTTTCTCGCTCATGGTGTGGTGCCTCCTGAATTGTTTACTGGTGCTGGTGTAGAAGCTTCTCTTGGGGTAGACACCATCTTACCCAGAAACCCCGATTGTACAGTCAATTTTATGTTGCAATTCCGTAGCCTCGCTGGTATCTCCCGTACCAGATAAACGCCCAATCACTGCCAGAGTTTTCCCAGACTGAGTGCGACTAAGGCGCTTAGCTCGCTCCAGAATCTCTTGTACGGTGGTGTTGATTACCAACTGCTTTTTTGCCCGCGTAGAGGCCACGTAGAGGAGATTTTCTTCCATCTCTACTAGGCCAATCCATTCACCATCCTCGTTGTAGCAACTTGGGAAGTCATCCGCAAGCACAACAATGTCGAACTCACGGCCTTTGGATTTATGGGCAGTGGTCAGGATGATGTCAGGGTTCCTTGGCTTCTTATAGCCTGCCAGAGTGTGCAGTACGCCCCGTGCATCCCCGGTAGTAATCAGCGTGACAATGCGTCCCAACTCTCCACCGACGAGTTTAGCCTCTGTCATCAAGTCCCGCCACTCAGGGAACGGGGTGATGCTCTCATGCTTGACATTCTTAATGTCTTTGGCACTCAGCGCCATGGCAGACTCCAGCAACTTCACGAAGTCCCGCACATCAATCTCTAGGGCCACGTTACAGCCTGATTGGATCAACTCCACACCAGCAGTAATCAGTGCAGCGTTTGTACGGTACAGGCGGCAGTGTGGGGCGTTATCATCCATGCTCTGTGCAACCGTGGAAGTGAGCTGATCCCAGCCTTTCAGAACCAGCGTAGATGGCTTGTTGCTACTGAGAATGGCATTAGCGACATCTGCAATCTCTTGACCAAAGCGGAAAGATGTGCTAAGCGTAGCTTCGACACATTCGAACTTCGCCATGGCATTGACACTGCCGCGCCACCCGTAGATTTGCTGACGGGGGTCGCCTACAAGTACAACCTTGCAGGTTAGGTTTGAAATGATGTCTAAAACACAATCATTTGTGTCCTGTGCCTCGTCCAGATAAACAACTTCATACATGGATAGGTCGGGGTTGCTCAACTGATACAGCTTGAGGTAGGTGTCATGTGTCGCCAAAATCGGGGAAGTCCGCTCACTCCGCAACTTCCAGAGTAGCCGTGCATAGCCCACAATACGACCCTCGTACTCCGCCCTATTGAAACTTTTATCTTTGATGAGCTGCCCGACTGGCGAATAGCTCACATGCTTTACCGTGATTTCAGTGTCAGCAGAATATTCGAACCTGTTGACCGTCTCTTTAACAGCCACACCCATACCACCAGCAGTAATGGATTTACCGCTATCAAGGTGCAATGGGCCAATTTTAAAGTTACGTGAAATTTCATTACCTGTCCCGCAGACATTTTGGTAGCGGCCTGTGGGCCTCATCAGTTTGTGGGCTATCTGGAGGCCTGTCACAGCATAGGCCAGACCATGGGTTGTTTTGACTGTAACCCAGTGTGGGAATTTATTCTTTGCCTCTTCTACCATGGCCTTGTTGAATGCAAGGTACAGGCTGTGGCACTCTGCGGCATCTGCAACCATCCCCAGCGTGGTGGTTTTTGAGCAGCCAGCTCCCGCAACAATCTTAATGACCGGGTTGTCGCCAATGAGGGAGACACAGTGAAGCTGCTCAGTAGTGGGGATCAGTTTTGTAGACATGGAATACCTCAGTAGAATGTGTGGTTAGCGTACATTTTAGCCGATTACATCACTCATGTAAACGCTTCTTTTGAACACCCTTGCGGGAATATTTACTCTTATCTCGTTCCACCTTGGGCTTGTTAAACTCAAACAAGTGCTTGCGGACTGGATTATTTATTTTCTTTCCTTTCATTGTGCCCCCTACTTAAAATACGTGACGATCCATTCTTCGGTGTTCGGGTAGATAGTGTAGCACTCCAGACTCCCTACGAAAATGTTAATGCAGCCTGTCGGGTGACGTTCCCAGACAACCTCATGGTGGTGGCCTTTGTCAGCCAAGGCGTCTTGAAAGCGGGCACAGATTTGATTCAGTAGCGCTTCGGCTTCGTGCATTTCTTTCTCCTTTGTGCGTAACGAAGGCCGTAGTCTATACCCAGCCCCACTGGTTGGCAAGTTTTATTTCATGCACAAAAAAGCCCCACCGAAGTGGGGCCAATGATTACTTGAAGATACGGTTGCTGGCCCCGGAGGTGCCAAATGCTTCGTAGGGCATAAATACTGCACTCTTGTTCGCCGTCATCAGGCCTTGTACTTCAAGTGCCTTATACGCCAGTAGAATCGGGCTTAGCCCGGCAGACGTGATTGCATTCTGATCCCGAAGTGTCCGTGCCTTTGTCAGATCAATCTCACGATCCGCTACTGCTAAGGTCAAAGCATTGGTACGTTTCACCAGTTCGATTGCTTGCTGGTTGGCTTCGGTTTCAATTGCCAAACGGCGCTCAGCCTGCTGTTGGATTGCATCGTCAATTGTTGGGGGATAGTCCACATCAGCCAGAGTGACATTGCTGATTTCAAGCGGGCTGCCAATCATTGCTTTTTCCAAGGCTGATTGCAAGTCTTGTGTAATCTTCTGGTAATTTGCGGAAACATCTGCAGTATCGTACTGACTCACAATAATGCGGGCTGTGGACTCCAGCACGTCTCGGCCATACACAGCGTAGACAGCATTCAAACTCACAATACCGTTCTCTGGAACCCGGATGTCGTTGAACATCGCATTCAACACCTTATCAGAACCAGCAATGCGTGTTCGGAAGTTGATGGAGAACTTCAAAGTGAGATCGTCTGCCATCTTAACTTCTGCAGGTTGTCGGAACGTCTGGGTGCTGGTGTCGAGCAACACCATGTCCTCGCTGCCAAATAACCAGTATTTACCAGACTCTTTGAGATCAGCACTGTAGCCGCTGGTACTGATGATCTTCCCTTTCATCGCTGGTGGCACAACTTCACGGCTGCAGCCTACAACTGATGCTGCCAAAACCAGTGCCACTACCATACCTAGAATCTTCCGCATTGTATTCCCTCCAATCAGTTATTAAATAAGAAGCTTGTTTCAGTCTTCTTTGTTGCGCTCGTGCATACTCTCTACCGCTGAATCAAATATACGCTTAGCACTCTCTGGTGTCAAGTTCTCTTTGCTTGCGGTATCAACTTCTCCAACTTGTGGGGTATTGAAGTTACTTCTTTGCAAGTCACTCTGCCGTTGCCCTACGTCGAAGGCAGCAAAGTGTATGGCCAAAACTGCTAGGCCTGTACCAAGCACCTTCATGTGCCAGCGCACTTTTCGACCGTAGCTAGTAAAGAAACCTACCAACATTGCACTGGTCAGGATAAGCACAATGAAATACTGAAACAGGCTCCAAGCCAGATGAAACTCAAGACCAACCATATTAGCTCCTTTGTCTGTAAGAATTGCTCGTTAGCTAGTCAGTAGCATTTCGAGTTGGCGTAGCTTACCCTGCTGTTCGACCGCTGTCAACACACGTTTGCGGAAATCCTGCGTAGCTTCTTGCACACCTTGCTTGAAGGTCACATCCAGCTCATGCTGCAGACGGTTGAAGTCAGCACCACGTAGGGCCATAGCATCGTGCAAGATTTGTTGATTGTGCATGGTAGTTCTCCTCTTACATCGTGGGTGTGGGATGGATAATACACTGAAAATAAATCTTGTCAAGGGGTTGACAGATGGAAATCCGTCTGATAAGCTAGAGCAGTCCCGCCGAGCGAAGCGAGGTGGTAAAGCTCTTGATCTTATCTAAAAGCTTAAATATAATTAAGATCAAAAGCTCTTGATCTTAGGGGTATAAGATACTCTCTTGTATTTACTATGTAAAGGGTTATTATTACTTACAGAGTATATTACTTAGGTAGTAATATTTCTTTCAGGAAATGCTTGCCATGTGTCAGGTATCGGGCTAAGATGGGCACATCAACCCAGTAACCACCCCGGAGGCACCATGACAGGCACACCACAAGGTATTATCGACGGCAGCAACACCGTGCTAGGCTTAGAGCGGACGCTACTGATTGATTGGGTTTCCATTGGCTACGACAGCCGGGAACACTACATCCTAGAGATGGCAGACGAGCATGACGTTTCGGCAGAAGGTGCCTTCGCTGTTGCTGAGCTGCTAGGGGATGAAGAGTTGTTTGACGGCTTCGTCACAGCCCTGACCGACCTCAGCGCCCTACTACAATTTTAAGGAGAACCCAATGGAATTTCAGAAATTCAATTCGCTTGAAAACACCAGCAACCATCGCTTGATTACGGCAGTGGGTACAAACGGGCTGGAAGCTGGCCTGTGGCTGGTGACGGAAAAGATTGATGGTGCAAACTTCTGCTTCTACTTCGATGGGGAAGAAGTTCAAATTGCATCGCGTAACCAGTTTGTCGATGGCACGTTCTTTGGCTGCGCTGAGGTTGTTGACCGGACTATCCCTGCCCTCAAGGCGCTGTATGAAGCGTTGAACCTAGGCAACGGTGATCTTCTGCAGGTTTACGGCGAACTCCACGGGCCGAGCATCCTTGGGCGTGTGAACTACGGTGCCAAAGGCTTTCGGGCATTCGATGTACGGATCAACTCGGTAGCGATCAATAAACTCCAAAGCCTTGCATTGGCAGGGGACTCTGGGTTTCTCACGGTACCCGTGCTGGGTGTTGCGGACTTCGATATGGCGATCAAGTGGGAATGTAAATTTACTTCCCTACTGACACCTGAGGGTGTGGAAGACAATGCAGCAGAGGGTGTGGTTATTGAGCCTGTATTCCCAGCCCACTTCCCCACTGGCAGCCGGGTTTACTTCAAACTCAAATCGCCAGATTTCAATGAGGGCAAAGGTGCAGCTAAGGTGCGGGAGGAAGTCGTTGTCCCCCAAGAAGTGCAGGACGTTTTTGAAGAAGTCCAGCCCTTGCTCACAGAATCCCGCGTGTACAGTGTAATTTCCAAGATGGGGCAGGTTTCTAATGCTGACTTTGCAAAACTGCTCAAGGCCACCGTGCAAGATGCTGTAGAAGAGCTTGAGAGGGCCACAGGACGAACGATTGGCCGTGAGCTAGGCGCTTCTACCGGCCTGCTCCATAAGACGCTCAGCAAGGCCTGTACGGGCGTTGTACGAGCGGTGTTCATTCAATCCCTGTAATCCCAAGGTAACGCCCACAAAAAACCCCGACACTTGTAAAGGTGCCGGGGTTTCTTATTTGTCTAGCCCGAGATACTTCCGGTCTTCAATAAGACCAAATCTCCTATTCATTGTGAACTGTATCCCTTGCAACTGCTCTTGAACCCTACCTATGCGAACGTCCTGATCGAGTCTAACCCCTTGAATTAAGCGGGTGTACTCTTCTTTCAGGATTTCATACTTGTAGTCATTCTTTGTAACTCTATTTGCGTATGAAGCTATCATTCCAATGAGTAGGAGGTTTGTCAAGAACATTGCAGCAACTAAACCGATTAAAGTTACATCGTGCGTTCTTGGCATCACGTTTTTACTCCTTGTTATCTTTTACTGATTGCAAAATAAGGTCAAGATACTTGTTTGTCATCTCTTGCTTTGTTGCCACATCGCTTATTCGAACATCCATGTACGTTGTTAATCGTTTCTCCACGTCGGACAACTTCTGTTCTGTTACGGCATCCCGTTGCAGCACATATAATCTATCCTCCAGTTTGCTCATCTGCGTTTGTTGCCATGTGACAAACGCTAAGATGAAAGGTAATAGAAACTTTGCTGAAAAATCAATAAAGTTTCCAATCCCATTAATCTCCGGTGTTGGGACTGCCATGCGGATTATCTCCGTACAATTTTAACTGCTCAACTTTCCAATCCCGGATTGCCTTCAACTGCTTGTTAGCAATCCCTAGCTGGATAGTATTGGGAATATAACCTTTTGCGATTCCATTCTTTGATACGCTTTCTACACGGATGATTGGACGGAGAACGAGAAGGTTATCTGGTGGTGCAATAACTACTACCCGCGTCTGCAGTGCAGTAGGCATCATCGAGCAGGCGCTTGAGCTTAGCATCAGGAGCACTAAGAATAGTGCCGGCAGCGGTTGAAATATTTGCATTGTTTGGAACATTTGTAGACCCCTCCGGTACTATATCCAGCTCGACAATTAGTTGTGTAAGTTTCTCTGTCATAACAACCGCCTCTGTTGTGAGTTTAGTTGTTATAACCTCAGTGATACGGCAGCTATCAATGGATGTTTGCAGCTCTTTGTTTTTCTCATCAATCTTTACCATTGCCGCGTCATAATTCCTCTCTAGGACTGTAAGTTTCCCGTAGAAGTTATACGACAGGTAGCTGGTACTGAGTGCCACCAATACCAAGCCTGCGCCCAGTATAAGCTTTATGTTAGCTAGCATCTTCTTCACCATCATCTTTTTGTGCTAGGTCTTGCCTTATATAACGACCAATACCAATCGCAATACCAACACCTGCACTAATCCACGGGAACATCCCTGTGGATATAACGGGTGCTACTACTTGAAGGTAGGGTTCGATTATCTCTAAAAGAGAAAGTACGACAAGCACAGCACTCAATAGTACCGTTGTTGTTCGGTGTANTACCTTACGGTCTTTCACAAGCTGCAACATACATATTTATCTCCCAGTAAAGCATCCCTGCTATAGAATCACACTTCGCTACGCTAAGAGTGCTTTTGCATATTCCCGTGCAAGTTTGACATCATAGTTATTTCGCTTATAGTTTGGACCATTATACCCTCTTGCGAAGGCAGCCCAATCCATACTAATAAGTGCATTATGGATAGANGGGTTTATAAGTATGAACTTAACAAACATACCCATCTGCGAACTCTCTGAACGGTATACAGTATTAATGAACTCCTGCAGGGTTTTGTAACCAAGGGCATTCCAGTGGAACCCCATGATTTGAAACATCCCCCATGAGCAGCTTTCAAGTGCTGAATCACGATCAATCAAGACAGCCTTGGCTAGACGGACATGCTCTGCCTGTCCTCCCTTATAACCACCGGGCGTTGGATTCACAATGTCAGGCTGATCCCGGACAATTATCCCCTTGGCCCTTAGACGGCGGTTCATTATGTGCCGCTCAAACAGTATGACAGGCTCTCCAGAGGGCAAGAAGCCGCTCCCCCGGCTCTCTACACTGGTAACTGCTTTTACAGCAGCAACAGGGCAGCCAAGAGCTTTGGCAGCGTCAGTATAATCTCTCTCGGAAAGCATTAGGCAAGCCCTATGGCGATGTAGCTGACGGAGTTGGCATAGGTGATCGAGTCGTTGAACGCACGAACAACAGAGTTTGAGATAGCGTAAGCGCCACATGCGTTACCATCCCCCTCATTAGGTGTGAAGTTAATCTTCCCACCAATCACTTGGAAAACCGCGCCGAAGGGTCTGGCAAAAGCTGCATCGCGTTGCCCATCGCCGGGAATAGATGAGATACGCCCCCACTGGATTAGCAAACCTCCGGGAAGGATGTAGTATCCAGTGGCAGCCAAACTCCGATCACCAAAGAAACTATTCAAGTCAAAGGCATGGGAGTGGTTAGAGGCACCCACAGAGTTTGAGGAATATGACCCAATTGTAGAGGGTGTTCCAAGAGAGATAGTGCGATCTGCAGCAAGGTTGCCCCCACCGAAGAGGCCATTACCGGCATAAACTCCACGGCTTGTTTGAACGGCATTAACAATCCTGCTGTCGTCCCCTGTAGCAACTGTGCCGCTGGTTGTCCCTATGTTCCGTGTTGCTGCGTTCCCTAGCCCTAGGTTACTCCGTGCGGTAGAATCGTTTGGCAAGTCCGAGAGGTTGTTCGCCGTCCGTAAGAAGTAGGTTTCTACTTGGGTTGCTGTGGAAGTTAGCCCCAAGTTGCTCCGGGCAATTGCTGGACTCGGCACATCTGCAAGGTTGTTTACAGTACGCAGGAAGCTGGTTGCAGCCAGAGTTGCAATATCCCCCAGCCCTAGGTTACTACGAGCAGCAGCTACACTTGTCAGAGTAGANAGGTTGTCCGACTTNTTCAAGTATGTGAAAGCAGCTTTAAGTGGGGTGACAATCTTTGTATCATCCGCCCCGGCTGCAACGTCGAGTGCTGAGGCTATCTTGGCAATACCTGAAACAGCCTCCGTGGCCTGCACAATAAGGTTGTTGATTTGGTCTAGGCGTACAGCATGGGCTGCACTTGTAGCAGGGGCAACTGAGAAGACTTGTGACCCTATGCCAGCTAGAGCCGCATAACGAACATCCGTCTCCACCTGCGAGTAGACAGACAGATTCGCCCGAGCT